ACCTACAGTGAAGTTGACACTGGAACTTCGGTAGTTTACACAGAGGTTTCTACTGGAACAGATAAAAGTTTTACTGAGGTTTCTACTGGAACTTTAAAGACCTACACTGAGGTTGACACTGGAACTTCGGTAGTTTACACAGAGGTTTCTACTGGAACAGATAAAAGTTTTACTGAGGTTTCAAAAGGAGTTACGGTCACATGGGAAGAAGTTGACACTGCTGCATAAATGAAATAATATTAATAATATAAGGAATTTAAAATATGGCAAATTCAACCTCAGCTAATTTAAAATTAACAGTTCAATCTACTGGTGAAAACTCAGGGACTTGGGGACAAATTACAAATACAAACTTATTAATTCTTGAACAAGCTATTGGTGGTTATGATGCGTTTAACGTAACTAACGCTAGTAGAGCTTTAACATTTACAAATGGTGCAGTATCAAATGGTAAGAACGAAGTTATTAAATTAACGGGTACACTTGCTGCAAACGTAAACGTTACTATTCCAGATTCAATTGAAAAAACTTATCTTGTTGAAGATGCATGTGATCATGCAGATTTTACTTTAACTTTTAAAACTACATCGGGTACAGGTGTTGCTTTATGTGAAGGACATACTTATCAGTTATGGTCAGATGGTACAAATATTTATAAAGGTTCTGAAAAAAAAGTTTGGAGAGCAATTACTGCTGCTGAAACAGTTCAACCTGGTGCACAAATTTTAGCAAATACAAATGGCGGAGCATTTACTTTAACCTTACCTGCATCTCCAAGTGCTGGAGATGAAGTAGCTTTTATTGATCAAGGTTATGATTTTAATACTAACGCATTGACTGTTGGTAGAAACTCTTCTAATATAGCTAACGCAGCTTCAGACCTAGTTGTTAATACACAAGGTGCTGGTTTCACATTAGTTTATTCTGGTGATGCAACAACTGGCTGGACCTACAAGGAGAAATAATAGATGGCAAACTACGAAGCAACTAGATATGATTTTGACGGTGCAAACCTTACAGGTATTGAAGGAATTCCTACAGCAACTATTGTGCCGTGGTCTTCTGCATCAGTACCATCTGGATTCTTAGAATGTAATGGAGCAAACGTTTCAAGAACTACTTATGCAGCTTTATTTGCAGTTGTAGGTACAACTTATGGAGCTGGAGATGGTTCGTCAACTTTTGGATTACCTGATTTACAAAATAACGTAGCAGTTGGAAAATCAAATACTAAAGCATTAGCATCAACTGGTGGAGCAAATACAGTTGCAAACTCTGGAAATATTTCTGGATCTACAGCAAACGCGACTTTATCTACAGCACAACTAGCTGTTCATAGTCATTCACTTAGCGGTAAAACTGCTACTTTGAAAACATTTGGTAATAATGCATATTGGGGTGGTAAAGGCGCAAGTAATAGTAATGGTGGTAGTGGTAATATTGGCCTTCCCTTAAGTGGTAATGTTGGCAACGCTGGTTCTGGTAGTGGTCACTCACACAATATGAGTGCAAACTTTTCTGGGAGTGCTAATTCAGTTTTACAACCTTATTTAACAATTATTTATATTATTAAGACGTAGGAGAAAATATGGCAACAAACGCAACTTGGACAGTAATATTTGAAGATAGAATGATAATTAAAAAAACAGGATCTGATCAAGGGGCTTATGTTATTAATGATGATTCCTTTTGGTCAAACAGTTCTTTTTCTAATATTTGGGCTATTCAATATGGTAATTCTAACCCTTCTGATGAAGTAGAATATAGAGATGAAACTCCTCATACATCATTTGCAAATGCAAATATTGGAGACATACAACAATTCTCTAATAAATGGGATGCTTCTCACTTAGCTAAAATACAATCAGATTGGGATTTAAATAATGAACAAGTAGAAGATCCGGCAGATTCAGGAACATTTAGAGAGGAAACTTCTTCTGAAAAAATTACAAGATTAGGTGCAAGACCTACATCTTATACTTCTTAAATTATTTAACCATAATATTACACGTTAATCTTTGCCAATTATATGTTTGGGAAACGGGTTCTTCTCCAGTGTGAAATTCTTTAGAGTCAAAAATAATAGCAGTACCTGGTTTAAATTTAAACTCTTCTCCGTCAACATAAAAAGAACCTGCCCATCCTGTTTTCCAAACAGGTGTTAAAAACAAAAGAATTGATTGAGATAAACTTTCCTCGCTATCTTGGTGTAAATAATGATTTGGGGTACCGTTATATGTAATATTAAACCACATCCTAGATAAGTTTGTTTTCATACCAATTTTTTTTTCACTTAATTTATCAGCTATTCTATAAACCAAACTTTGACCATATAAATATAATGGATAATTTAATACAGGTTCGTCTTCGTATTTAACAGAAAGCATTGGACCACTTCCAAAATTTTTATTAGTAGGATGTTTAAAATTTAATGCGCTACCATTTACATTCCATGAGTTGGAATTGATAAGCTGATTATATAAAAAAAACAATTCTTTTTCAGAAAATATATTGTCTAAAACTACTGTTTTCATAATTTTATTTTAATCATTATCTTAACATCATCCAAGAAGTTAAAATATATTTTTCTCCAGACAATGGAGAATTTCCTCTATGAACATAAGGAAAAGCTGCAGGCCAAATAACAATTCTTCCTGTTTTAGGTTTTACTCTTTTTGAAAAATGTAAAAATTCTGTTTCTCCCCCATCTTCTATATTGTTTAAATATATTGAAAAAACAAAAGCTCTTGGTTCATTATCAAATCCTTTTCCATGCTCTACGTGCCATACATGATATCCCTCTGTCGGTAATGTTTTTTGAATTTTTAAACCAGTATAAAAAAAACCTTGTCCATAAACATCTTTAGCTCCCGTGTTTTGACAATAATGATTCCATGCTAAATCAAAATTAAACATCATAGGTTTTAACTCTTCCCACCACAACTCTAAATTACCTCCCCCTGCAAAAAATTGTTGGTCTTGTTTTTGGGTTACAGGAGATTGTTCAAAATGCATTCTATTAATTGTATTATTAAATTTATTTTGTTCTTCAAATAATTTAATTCCTTTATCGCATTCTTCTTTTGTAATGTAGTTATCATGCACTCCAATAAAATTATTTATACTAACTGTTTTTTCATTCATTTTATTTTTTTCCTTTATATCTATAATTTTTAAAATATTTTTCCATTATACCATTTCCATAAATGGTCTGATTGTAATATTTTATTATAAACATAATAATCTAAATTTAAATATTTCATAACTTCTTCTTTATTTAAATTTAAATCTATTTCTTTTTTGTTTTCATTACAATGCATTTCAACATTAAAATGCATTTTTAAAAAAATATTTAAATCTTTTATATCTACATACCAATCAATATTAGTGTTAATTAAATAAGGCACCTGTGAATTAGAATGATTAAGATTTTTTTTGCCTAATGTAAAAGAATTTATGAAAGTATTGTGTAAAGAAGAAGGGTCTATATCTTTTATATCTACATTATGTCTTAATAGATCATATTTTAAACCTGAAACAAACCTTTCATAAGGGTCTCTTATAATTGTCCACCTTATTTTATCTAAATTTATTTTAGTCGTAAAAAAAAAATCAATATCTTTTAAAGATTTTTCAATACTACTTGATCCATTTTTATGTAATAATAAGTATTGAAATTTATCCGTTTCTACGAACTCAAAGTTTTGAAAGTAATACATGCCTAATATTTCTCTCTTTCATTATATTCATAATTAATATATAAACTATTATATGCTACAAAAATTAAATTTCAAGCCTGGTTTTAACAAGATGGTCACAGATTCAGGAGCTGAATCTCAATGGGTAGATGGCGATTTTGTTAGATTTAGATACGGACTACCCGAAAAAATAGGTGGATGGTCACAACTTACTAACTCCAATAACACTTTACCTGGAGCAGCACGTGCTCAACATGCGTTTGCTAGTATCGCTGGAGAAAAATATGTAGCTATAGGAACCTCACAAGGTTTATTTTTATATTACAACGGAGAATTTTTTGATATTAGTCCTTTAGCTACAGCAATTACTGGAGCTACTTTTGATGCAACGTCAGGATCTCCAACAGTTACAGTTAACAAAACTGCTCATGGTTTATTAGATGGAAGATATGTAACATTTTCATCTGTCACCGTCCCATCAGGCTCAGGTTATGCAATAACTGATTTTACAGAAAATACTTTTGAAGTATTAAACAAAACAGTTAATACTTTTCAAATTACAATGCCTACAAATTCTGCAGGTTCAACATCAGCGACTGGATCAGCAACAATTGATCCTTATGAAAGAATAGGTCCTACTTTTCAAACCGCAGGTTTAGGTTGGGGTACAGCTTCTTGGGGAGGTGCTTCCGGTGTTACATCCACATTAAATGGCGCTTTGTTAGATGACACTGCAGGTACAGGAGGAGTAGGTACTAGTATAACGTTAACCTCCGTTACAAATTTTCCAAATACAGGAGGAACTATTAAAGTTGGTGCTGAATATATTTCATACACTGGAATAACTGGAAATGATCTAACCGGCATTACAAGAGCGGTTGCAGGCACTAGGTCTGCTCACTCTGATGGTGCTGCAGTTGAATTTTATATTGCATGGGGAGAAGAATCTTTAGTATCTAGTGTAATTCTTGATCCAGGTTTATGGTCACTAGATAACTTTGGTCAAATACTTGTTGCAACTATTCATAATGGTAAAACATTTACTTGGAATGCAGGAACAGCTAATGCAAGAACAGTTAGAGCAACCGTTATGTCTGGTGCTCCTACTAAAACAAGATTAACTCAAGTATCTGATAGAGATAGACATGTATTTCATTTTGGAACAGAAACTACAATTGGAGATAGTACTACACAAGATCCAATGTTTATACGATTTTCTAATCAAGAAGATTTTAATACTTATATTCCAACAGCAACTAATACCGCAGGAACATTTAGATTAGATAAAGGTAATGAGATTATTGGAGCAGTATCTGGTAAAGATTATACACTAGTTTTAACTGATAGTTCAGCATATGTAATTCAATATGTTGGACCACCATTTACATTTAGTGTTAGACAAGTTGGCACTAACTGTGGATTGATTGGACAAAACGCACTTAGTTATTCTAATGGTATTGTGTTTTGGATGTCGGGTGAAGGTGGATTTTTTATGTTTGATGGTACTGTAAAATCTATTCCTTGTTTAGTTGAAGACTTTGT